AATGTGAATCAGGCCCAATCCGTAGAACCCAAACCCCGGAACATAGGGATAATGGACGAAAAATTGGTTCTTCAGGGCCAGCGGATCGCTCTCTTCGTAGTTACGGCGGATAGCCAGCACCTCTCCGGTGCCCCGCTCGATCGTAATTACGTACGGTTTCGGCAAATCATCCTCGTCATCCACCCCATCTAGGGTCGTTTCGACGTGGATTTCGTACAATGTGTACCGATTGTCGTTTGTTAGCTCGTATCCGCCCTCTTCGGCCTTCTTCTCCTCGATGTCGGAGTGGTATGGCACTGGCTCACCGAGGTCTACATCGCGATAGAACCCCGCTGCCTGCAGCTTGCGGACCTCATTTTTAGTCTTGCGCATGACGTGTGTAACGCGCTCGGCAGTCTCGATATGGCTCGCACCGTATGGCACGATGACGTCTTCTGCTGGGATGTACAGCGACACCTGCCGCCCAATATTTGGGTCGTAATACACCTTCTTGAACGCAGAGCCAGCCAAGCCTAGAGCATACAACATGCGTTCGTGCTCCGACCGGTACTCGACCATACGCTCGGTAATCTCGTAGTTCATGTCCGCCTGCACGCGCTGCGCGGCTTCCATCTTTGCCTTCGTCTCATCCCCAAGGACTTTAGTGCGCACAGGCCCCGCGGCGGGGAACGTTTCCGACATAGCCTCGGCTTGGAACCGGATGGCGGCCTCGGCCAGCACGTTAGAATAGACACCACAAGCGCCTTCCCATGGCTCCGTGCGCTCCTCCATCTTGAATCCCAGCACGTCTAGGCCCTTGACATAGGCTTCGGCCCACTCTTTGCGGCTGTCGATGTCGGCTTCCACCAGCCCCATCATATCGTCTGCAATACCGCGCAGGGTGCCTTCTTCTAGTATATCCGCCAAATTAGCATCGAAATCAGCCAGATCAGCCACTTCCATGTCTGGAATCAGTGTGATCTCCATACTGCCATCGTCTAGCACGATTGCCTCTGGGTCGATGACCTCGATCTCCAGCTCCGCGCCATCAATCTCCATCATATCTTCCATCTCGTCGTCTAGACCTTCTGGAGCTGCATAAAGTCCTTTTTCGATAGCCATACCCTAATCCTTAATAGTAGCCGCCTCGGCGTTGTTTGAAGAATCTCGGCTCCTCTGGCTCATCCGTTGGTAGTCGGATGAACCCACCTTGGCGGAACCGCATGAGCGCCATGACCGTAGAGTCCACCAAGTCATCATGCGACATGAAGGGAAACCCCGCGATCTCTTCGATTACTTCTTCTGCCCAACGGGTCTCGGGCATCCAGACGAGTTCAGACGCTACGATGTCAGCAACCGAGTTCAGGCGGGCCAGCTTGTCCCCCGACCCCCTGTGCGGCGTATATTCTGAGACTGGTAGCCCCATACGGCGCATCTCCTGATACAGCGCTGTGCCCGCGCTCTTCTTTTCCACGATGAATGAATCTGGTTCCCACTCATCATATTGTTCCATCGCAAGCCGTTTAAGCTCAGGGAACTCCATACGCTCTTTTATGCTGTTTAACAATATAATGTTATAAGCACTGGTGTGTTCGTTTAGGAAAACACCCCATGTAGTGAGCGCAGTGAAGTCAGCCCTGTTGTGCTTTTCAGCGGCTGCGTCCAAGGACATGATAACATATTCACAGTAAGGTGGCGACTCCTCTTTCCACCGCTGCCACCATTCACGCTTCACTAGGGCGGCTTCTTCGGCAGTGGGCTGCTGCTGATACTGCGCGTTCCACTGAAACACCGGCATCGACGCCTTGGTGCGCTCCAACGCAGCCAGATCGAAGAACTCTGGCCACAGGGGCTTCTGGATCACCTTCTTTGTCTTCTTGTCCTTGGTGTCGAGGATCGCCGGGAACTCCACCACCTCATACTGGTCGGCCTTGTCGTTCTGGGCCATGTCGCGTGTCACGCGCCCCGTCAGGTCATCGAGGTGCCATCTGGTCTGCACGATAGCCACCCGCCCGCCGGGCATCAGACGCGTACGCGCACCGAATGTGAACCACTCGTAGGCCCGCTCGAACACCTCGAAGTTGCCGCTCAGCACGTCCTGTTCCGAGTGAGGGTCGTCTACAAGCAACAAGTCAGCACCACGACCCGCGATTGACGACCCGATGCCACAGGCGAAGTACTCGCCCTTCATATTCGTGTTCCAACGCCCAGCCGACTTACTGTCGATCGCTAGGCTAACTGTGGGGAATATCTCGCGGTAGGCATCGGTGGAGATCAGGTTACGCACCTTCCGGCCAAAATCCACCGCGAGGTCCGTGGTGTGCGACACCATCATCACCTTTTTATCTGGGTTCCGGCCAAGGAACCACGCAGGGTAGAATATAGACACGAGCTGCGATTTGCCGTGACGTGGTGGCATGTTCACACAGATACGGTCCTTGTCCCCGCGCTCGATCGCCATGAGCATACTGGCGAGAATCTTGTGGTGCCGCCCAACCAGATAGTTTGGGTCCATCTTTTTGCAGAAGGCCAGCAGGTCGTCATATGCGGCTTGATTTGTTTTCCGGCTCGCTAGCTCGTCGACCATCTGGTCAATCTCGGCCAACTCCTCTGGAGACAGGTCGTCTAAGCGCTCCAGTAGCGCCTCTATTTCTTCGTCGCCTATGTCGACCATCTTATTCATCGTCGAACCCAAGCTCCTTATCGACGTCGATTGTGTCGCCATCTATCACCACTGCATCTTCTATGTAGTCGCTCTTTCTCTCGGTCAGCCGTTTCAGCTTGTTACGCAGCTTCTCTTTCAGATCGTCGGTCGTCTGGTGGGTGATTGTCACCTCACTCTTCTCGGCAAACAGCCCCACATCACTAATCTTACCAAGCAGCTCTAGCGCCTTCAGACGCACCCGTGGATCAGGGTTCTCCGTCTCGGTGATGAGTTTGTTTGTTACGAGGTGTCTGACTGTTACTGCCGAGTCGACGACGCTCCGGCCCCACTCCGACAGAATGTTATTTGTCTCGCGCAGCACCGCAGGTGTGAGCTGGGCGGCACGTTGGGTGGTGACTTTCTTGGAGGTGTTGTTTGGGTCGGCAGCATATGCCGTGGCGAGGGCCGCGGCCACTTCTTTGTCTTCGCCAGTGAGTTCTACGTCGAGACCATGGTCAGATAAGAGCGCAACCGTCTTGGCGCAGGCCGCTGCCCGCTCCTTCAGGTCAAGTTTTGGTGCACGTTTGTTTAGTGGCACCCCTGTTTCTGGCGTGATTTCTAGTGTCATCTCATGTCGCAGGCTAGTGGCCGATAGCGTAAGTGTAGTTGTTCTGGTGTGATTTCGCAAGACTCCGTAGCAAAGCGCCTTAAGTTGTTTAGGGGTGTGTAGCCACGCATGTTCAGATCATAAACACAATAAAATTTTGCACTGGGGGACCCGTGGGTCCCATAAGGGGGGCCTTTCCTATATACGCCGCCGGAAGTGGTGGGGTAGAAAAACGCTAAGTCCTTGATATTATTTTAATTTTTACTTCGATTGTCTAGACTCTGCGAACGCTTGAGGGTTCTGGAACTGATTTGTTTGTCTGAAATAGTAATACATAGAGAAGTGTGGAGTCCCAAAACCAAAAGCGGGGGGTGGGGGGCGGTATGGGTCGCGTTCCGGTATTTTGTTAGTGCCGCACTAACATTTCTTATCAGGCGATGTGATGCGTTGCCATCCGTTATCGTTTGGGCGTTATCCCTTGTTAGTGGCGCACTAACATGTCATTACTTGGTTATCGGCAAGGCAATAACGCCCCCGATACTTTCAACTGACATGCTAGGAGATTACACCATGTCAAACTTTATCTTGAACCCCGAAAACGCAACCGTCATTACCGCAGCCGTCGCGCTTGTTGACAAGGCCGAACGCAAATTGCAGTCAAGTATGCAAGCGCTGCACGCGGGTAACATGAAGTCGACTGACTTTATCAGCCCCAAGTCCAAATCAGGGGATAGCACGGCATCGCCAGAGCTATTCGACGCGGTCAACGCCGCGATCGTTGCGGGCTTCACGGTGCGGGTGCAGAAACTACTGGCCACGCCGACCAAAGCGCTGCAAGACGCCGACAAGGCCGACAAGCGCTATTGGCAACAGCAGATCGGCGCGCGACGGAACGACTTTAAGCGCGGCCTTGAAAAGCTGGAAGGCAAGGCGGATGACCGCGCGCCGCAAGCGCCCAAGTCGCCCGAGGATAAGATCCGGGCCATGATCGAAAGCATCGAAAAGATCGTGCAGAATGCCGAGGGCCTGACATTCGACGCTGCCGACTTCCTGAAAGATCTGCGCGCGCTTAACCGCAAGATCAAATAAACCAACTGCGCGGGCCGCAAGGCCCGCGCTTCCCCCACCTCACATCTTAGGACACACACCATGACACTTACATCTTTCGACGCTCAAGACCTACTGACCGCGGCAAAGGCTGCATCGCGCATTAACGACACCGTGACACTAAACGAGATATACCGCGAAGCGCAATCGCGCATCGTATATGACCACGACAACGAACCCGACCCGGTGCTGCATGATGTTTTATGCTGCATCTCAGAGCTTAGCATCTCGCGCATTTGACCAGCTGGCCAGCCCGCAAGGGTTGGCCATTTTTTTATGCCCGCTGATCCGATGCCAGTTACCGTCGTATCGCGCCTGCTGCTTTGTTAGTGTGACACTAACATTCGAAACCAGTTCTTCGAGTCGCGCCGCGCCCCGCGTGTCAACACATGACAGGATAATAAAGAACATTATGGCCGCTGTAACCTCTCACCATTTATTGTTAGTGATACACTAACATTTGATACCAGTTCTTAGAGTTGCGCAGCGCCTCACGCTGTGCTATGGTGGCTACACATTGCTCGACACTGCCTACTGCCCCGCGATAAGCGGGGCTTTTTTTGTTAGTGTTCCACTAACATTTGATACCAGTTCTTAGAGAAGCATAGCGCCTGACAGTTTACTGTTAGTGACGCACTAACACCGATTTCAGCTAAGTCATTGAAAACAAAGTAATGTTCCAAATGTTCGCAAATTTTGGCTAATGTTCTGGCCTAAGTCATTGAAAACACAGTAATGTTCCAAATGTTCGCACTTTTTAAGTATATATCCAGATTTCTGGCAGACCCCTTTTTGCAGGGTCAGACCCCCGCAAGCCCCCCTCTCAGAAGCTCTCACCACCAAATATACATATATATCTATTTTAGGAACATTAGAACATTACTGCAATTTCAATGACTTACAACGACACCTGTTAGAACATTCTGGAACATTATCACGGATGTCATTAAACACCAGCCCTTACCATCATTTGACATAGGATGACACTTGTGGTATTCTGGAAGAACAATAACAAAAAACATCACTTACAACCAACCACCACCCCGCGACACTGTTAGTGACGCACTAACAAAGGGCACCATGCAATGACAAAAGACGAGTTACGCAAGTTTTGCGCCATGCACTACCGCGCTGCCGTAGCCCGAGAGGCACAAGGCAAGTTCTTCATCCTGCGCGCCAAGGCAGGCATAAAAACGGCACCCCGTGCCAAGCACGACGAGTGGCGCAAAGACGAAGCCGAACCCCGCACCTTCGGTGCATACCACAAGACCAATCCGCACACCCGCAAGCGGTGGTCCTACACCGAGAACAAATGAGAGGAGACGACATGACTGATTGTTCTAATACTTGTTACTGTATCACCTGCGGCGACACCTACGACCCA